AAGCATCAATTTCAGCATTTCTTCTTATAGCAAACGCATCAATTTCACCCAATTCAGCAGTTTCAACAACTGTATCTAGTGCAGATCCTTCATCAACAACAATCCCTGAACCTGCATAAATAGATCTTTGCGTTCCTTTTAATTGCGACAATTGCTTTCTGAAATTACTTTCCTCTTGCTTTCCCTGCTCCAATCTATCAGAAGCTTGACCTTCAGCTATGATGGCATTATTTCTGGAAACGGCAGCATTATACGTTGCCGCATTTTGAGCAGCCTTTGATTGTTGATAAGAGCCGTAAACCGAAGCTCCAGCTCCTGCCGTGGCTGCTACCGCTCCTACCACTGCTATGGTCATTGGATCACACATGTTTTACCTCCATTGTAAATTTTCTAAATGGCAATTGATAAGGACCATAAGGAATAGGATCGTCAAATTTAAAACCAAGCCATTTTAGCCATCTTTTCGCTAGCACGTTTCGATCATCTACATAATTCATCATATAATCGACATCAACAATAAGCTTTTTAAATATAGGCTTAGAATACTTGAAAAATTCTTTCTTGTATTTATAAATATTTTTCGTGGACAACAACCACGGGATAGCAGATCCAGTTACAATTGAATTCATATGAATACCGAAAACTGCAACCAATTCATCACCTGCAAAAGCAGCCCAAGATTCATCACTAAACTCCATTGCCCTTATAATCGTTTCAAAATAAGGGCGACCATTAGCAGTTTGAATTTCAATCTTATCTGCCTCCCTTAAATTTTCTATCAGATATTCAACATCTTCTATTCTAGTTCGCCTTACTAAAACTCTAATCACTTACTTCTACCTCAGGTATTATTGCTAAAATTGTTAATGGCAAAGGATCAATTTGCCTTGCAAAGATTCTAGCTGAATCAGTCCAACTAGGTTGAATTGCTAGTTCTATCTTACCAGTTTTTAGTGCTGTTGGCTCGTTATAATCTTCATTTTCTCTTTGAATATATTCCTCAAGATTATCTGCATCAGGCCCTGCAAATAATCCACGAGATTCCTCGACCTGAAATGTAACTTCAGATATGCCGTTTTTCTTAGTCTTGTTTGGTATTCCCTGAGAAGTTAAATCAAGATTTAATGTTTCAATATCAGAAGCATAAGGCAAACCAACATGAGCAATACTGGTTGGGGCTTGAACTAAGACCGCTCCATTTGTCACGACTTGTTGAGGATCAACATTACCATCAGCTAAAATAGAAACTGTTTTTCCTTCCAGATGATCTAGTCCTGATATTGAGTTGAATGTATAACTCCATTCAGTCGTGTAAACATCTTGCAACCCTTCAGGAACTATTGTTTCAGGCGTAACATCTAGAGAGGTGGAACTATTAAAGGCTGTAACTAGAAATTGACATCTAGCCGTTACTTCTCCTGTTGTGTCAATAATTCGTAACGCCATTATTTTACCAACATCCGCAGCCGTAAAAGGGGAGCGACCTGCATTTTCTGTCATGGTTAAAGCTTCATCAGTCGTCCAATCCGTTCCACCACTAACTTTTATTGAGCTTGCTGCCGTAGCGTTCCAAGTATTCAAGGTTAGTCCTGAATCAACAAAAAAAGCGTCTTCAATCAATTGAAAATTACGAGAATGAAGCCTTTCAATATACCTTCTTGTTTCACCGCCAATTATTCTTCTAACCGACAAATAAAGAAAATCTTCCCCATTTTCATTAATAGTTGCAACGGATTCAACAAAACCATCAGTATCATGCCTTGCCCAAGCATAAACCTGTTGTTTTCTATTATAAGTCATACTTAACAATTCACCTGTATCAGTAGCGCACCAAATAATAGAGAAAGGTTTTCTAGCAAAAGCCCATTCGACAACTTCCCTTCTTTTAAATAAATGACCTGATAAAAGCGTCAAAGGCTCTCCATCAAGACCATCAGCAGAAAATTCATAATTCAAATATAAAACATCTTTTCCACCCTCTGCTACATATAGAACATCACGTCCTATTCTTAGTGGGCGCACATACGCAGCAGGTGAAACAAACTCTTCATCAGCATCAACTGAAGTTGGTGTGATAATTGAATCATCTGACCCACCCTTAACCCACCATGTTGAGCCTGAAGAGAATGTGAATAGTTTTTTTAACGAAACCAAATGTCTAATTTGTTGAACTTGCTCAGAATCAAGCGTGAAAGCAAAAGCATCATCATCACGAGTTGGGCTTGATCTATTCATGTTTGAATAATTCCCAATCTGAGTTCCGTGTAATGTTTGAGGTTTTGCATCTGCCCCACCAAAAACCCTTCTTTGTTTGTGATAAGCAACCGCACCAGGATTAACTCCTCCTGCAAATGGATTGCTTGAAATTGGAGGTCCATCTTCAAAATCAGGGAGAATACTTCCATCATCTACAAAAGAAGTGCCAGTTGCCGTTCCTAAATATCCATAAACACCATCTTTGTCTTTATAGATGAAATATTTATCTGCACCAGTCACAGTTGCCCAAGTCACAGTCACAGTATTAGTTGAGGTTAAAGCGGCAGAAGATCCTTGTGTGTGTAATCGCGCAGCAGTACCGCCTGAGCTATATGCAGTATATCCAGTTGAATTAGTATCAAATAACTCAAAAGTATTGCTTGTCACCCCTGAAATTGAATACCTGTTGCCGTTTAATTCTGTCATTCCAACAATAGCTTCAATTGCTATCCTATCACCATTAGCATAGCCATGCGAATTGATAGTCACAACCGCAGGATTAGCTTGCGTTATGTTGGTTATTGCTTTAGTATTTTGCGTTGCAACAAGGCTTTCTTCAGACGTTGTTGCAGAAACCGCAGTCACCCTGTACTTAACCACTACCGAGCCACCAGTTGCTACTGTATTTGAAAGGCTAGTTGGCGGTGAAATGTTTGGCTTAAATAATATATCTGTAAAATTCCAAGAAAAATGAGCAGTTCTTGTTAAATCGGTAGGCGCATGATTAGTTTGGCAAAGCGTCATTACATCAGCACTTTGTGTATAAGCAATTTTCCGCAATTCCTCTTCTTGATAAGTGTGAACCTCCTCAAAAACACGAGAGCAATTTCCACCACTTGTGAAGGCTGTATATGCAGTTGAATCAATATCATTGCCATAAATATCTTGAAGCTCAAAAGTATTAGTTGTAGCACTTGCCACAACATAGAATTTATTATTTAGCTCAGTTGTACCACCAATTGAATCTAAGAATACCCACTCACCATTTGAATATCCATGTGCCGTTACTGTTAAAACACAAGGATCTGCAAGCGTTATGCCTGTAATTGTCTTCGCTGGCTCAATAGCCAACCCACCATCAACCCAAACACGCATCATATTTTCAGTAAATTCTAAAACATAATTCTGAGCCACGCCAAACTGAAAAGAAATAAGCCTTGCTCTTTTTGTGCCATCTTTATGAGAATTTAAAAATTCTAGCCCTGCACGATTTGAAACACCACCTTGCAAGTGAATGAATACGTTTCTTGCAGTTCTTAATCCTGAGCCATATTTAACAAGATCTGTATGGGCATATAATGCAGGAGCTAATTCTCCACCAGAAAATGTAGTTTGGGGTTTTTCAACTGGCATTAATTTCTACCTCTTATAAATTCACTTTCAGGCATTTCATTCTGCTCCTCTTCTTTTGCATCGTGAACAGATGCAATTAGTTTGGCTCTTTCGTATTCCTTCATGCAAAAATCACGAACTGATGTTTTTTTCGTCAACGTGAATGCAATTAAATACGAAAGATACCACCCAAAACAAAACACAAAAGCAGGAGGGAATAAATTTGGATCAATTACATTCTTTGTATAACGCAAATATGCAGGAGTAATATCCGTCATAATAGTTTTTATTGTACCACCTTCATTCAACGACACTTCAAAAGGTATTTTTGTTATTCCTAAGCGTCTTGTGCTATCAAACAATTCACGAGCCTTTACGCAGTCCGAAGGATATGTATAAACATAATCCCAATCAAGTGGGCTATCTTCAGACAATTGAGCTAGTGCTTTTCTTGCACTACAAAAATTCCAATCAATATCAGCCAAAACAAATCGCAAAGCATCTTCATAAAATATTTTTAAGGTTTTTGCTTCAGTTGTTGTATCAGTATCCAAATTATTAATCGTATTTTTAGAACTAATATTTGTTAATGCTATATTTCCAATTGAGGTTTTACTTGGCATAATTTTTTTCCGCAAAAAGAGTTCCCCGAGAAAATCGGGGAGCTATATTATTAATCTTCAGGAACTTCCAATACTTCTTCATAAGTGTCATCTTCAGTTGGTTTATCACCAGCTTTAAAAGCTGCAATAGCTTCAATCATTGTTTCTTTTTGGTAATTAGCCACTTTGATATTATTATCACTAACAAAAGTTTTCATTGCGTGATAGCTTAATTCTTCAGGGGCAGAAGCATTTGATTTTACTGGTGCAATAACTTTTATAGGCTCATTAACAACTGGCACGACAAAAATAGGCGCATCTTTAGGGTTTAGCGTAGAGGATTGATAAATATCACCAGGGTAATAAAGCTCAGGCTTTCTGCCTTTTTCAGACCAGTAGCACTTCTGAGTTATTTTAAATTTCATTTTTTTTCTCCAAAAAAGTATCCTAATAAATAGTGTTAAGCATTTATCAGGATACAAATTTATCTAAGATTAATATTCATTAGATTGAAAGCCTTCAACAATTCTTGCCGAAAACTTACCAGCCGTAAGAGGGCCAGTTGCAACTGTGTATTTAACCTGAGCATATTGCAATAACCCTTGAGGGATTGCGCCACGATACACAACATATCCAGCAACAAGCACTGCTTTACCAATCGCACCAGAAAGAGGGAAGCTCACATCAGGCGTGAATGTTGAAGTTGAATCACTTTCAAGAGCAAAAGTCACAGTAGCAGAGCCGTCAGCCGTCACAGTTTGAGTTACAACAACCTCAAGCATAAGGGGATTACCCTTAGCATGATCTTTTGCATCACCAAAATTAATATAGTTAGTTGAAGCAGCAGTTGCCGTTACTGCTTGATCACTGCTAAATTCGTTTTCATAATCAATAAACATTTTATTTACCTTATATTATTATTAAGTGGTTAAAGGGATCGATTTCGACCCCTTTAAGTTAATTAAGTAACCCTTGCTTCAGCGTTTGTTAAAGCATCAGTTCTGCGAACTGGTATTTCATCAAAAGCCATCACATGTTTACCAGCAACTTCCATCATGTTAATTTGAACATTTTTGGAGTTTTTAGTTTGACGACGCAAGAAACTGCGGATCTTTTTGTTCATGTAGAAAACTTGTTTTCCACGACCTTGCGAATGTAGCAATTCAATTGCCGAAGCCATCAAATCAACAAGATCTGCACCAGTTGCAGCATCTTTTGTTAAATCAGTAACATCAATATTTGCAATACGAACGATATATCTCCAGTCACGAACACTTAATCCAGTATTCATTTTGTAATGAGTACGATAGATTTCATAGTTTCCTTTAACTTCTGATTCCTTAGTCACTTGACCTTTGTCATTTGACTGCAATCCAACTTTAGAACCTTTTGGATAGATCAAATGACAAATATTATCATCCCAAGTGATCAACCAAATTGAAGCGTTTGTTGAGCCTGTACCACCTGCATCAATGATATTATCGCCATTTTCAGCAGATAGATCACTAAAACGAGGAGTAAAGCCCATAAAACGCTCAGGATTTATAGTTGTATCTCCATAGAAAACTGTATCTGCAAAGTTTTGACCCAAACCTTCAATGAACGCCATATCTTCAGATAGTCTGAAAGCGTTTGTATCAGATTCAAGATCAGCAAGAGCCATATCCACTTCAGAATAAGTTTCAAGCATTCCCATTGTGTCATCAACTTGAACAGTTGTTGATTTTTGAGGTTGCACACCATAGTTCAACTTTCTCCATGTTCCAGAAGGAAGTCCAGAACGAATAGTTGTTCTGTGAATTGTTGCGCCATTTGCTTCTTTTACAACGGCATCATCCATAATTTCATTGGTTACTGATAGAATCTCAACGATTTTATCAACCTTTCCACCTGGATCACGTCTTTTTGCCCAATCAGCAAATGATAAGTTGGTTGTGTTTAATTCAGCCATTTTAAATTACCTTAAATTATTTGTTATCAAAAAGTACATCAGCCGTAGTTTTTTGACTTTGGCCTGAGCCTCGATCAAATCCCTGAGGCTCACTAATCTTCTCACCAATACGAGCAAAAACCCTGATAACTTCAGGATTATTACCCATTCGGCTTGATTCTAAAGCAGCATGAAGCTCCTCAGTTCCAAACTGCTTAATTGCTCTTTTGGCACGTTCAACTGAAGCATCGTATTTATCGCCACCGATTTCTTTGTCAGTTTTAATAGAATCTTTCCACCCCTGTTCAACACCAGCCCAATGATCCTGCAAAGCAGTTTCAGCGTTAGCAATT